ACCAGACTTGATGGATACCCTGTCATGGCTTGCAACAGCGCGGAGAGCATCAGCCTGCCACTGCTGAGGCTTGGCACTAAGGATGGCCTCGACAAAGAAAACGGGGTCGGAGTGGATGCGGTGTAGCAAATCTGTGGTGAAATTTTCGGGGGGCATGGGTGGTATGGCCTGTGTAGTTGAAGGGGGGGTGGGGTTTGGTTAGAGTGGGTATGTTCTTTTTCTCACCGCCCCCCGCGCCTGCGAAAGGGGGGGTATTCTGGCAAAAATACCTACCTATGGTAAACATTTGTCGCATAATGTGTATTATGGACGCGATTATGTCGGCTGATTATCTGTAAGCTATTGTTTTTATTGAGAACGCTATGGTTGTGCGTACCGATGGTTGTATATCCCATCATTTCTCCCCTTGCGAATGATTATCAATCTCAGCTTCGTGCGCGTGTGTGGCGGTGTAGGTCTTTTCTCCCCCATCAACCACCCCATCGTCATGCTCCACAACCTCAGCCCCCTCCAGCCTAGCCTGCTCTACCCTAGCCGCAACCCTCTTCAGCTCATCCACGAAGCTGGTCTTATGCTCCACCTCCAGCTTCTGATTATCTCCGTACAGCCTCGGAAAGAACTTCGCCATCCGCCACTTCTGCGTATCTATCTCCAGCCTGCCAGCCTGATAGTCTATCTCGCCGTTCCTGACGCCTTCCAGCACCTCGTCTATCCTATCGTCAATGGCAGTAGCCCTTGCCTCTATCGCCTCATTGTAACGGCTCTGCACATCCTGATGCCTGTTCTTCAGCTGATAGAACGCCTCATAGCTTGGCATATCCTTATCCTTGCCGACAGACCGCGCACTGCGTCCATCTATCGCAATCCGCCGCAGATATTCCGTCAACACTGGCTCAGTAAACTTTTTCTTGGACATATATAGCCTCCTATCTCCTATATAGCTAAACAAGTTAAGGTTTGCAAATTAGTTGTTGACTAACTCTATTATGTTAGCTTATAGCTATAATAGACGGGTAGAGCCAACGCCTCAGGACTGTTGCTCACCGCAGTGTAAGCATTAGTGGTACGCCGAGCGCTCTCCCGTCACATTGTCAGGAAACAAAGGAGCTAACCATGAAAATCGAACAGAAAACCCTCGGCGGCTATAAAGAGTACCGCATCTCCGGCGATGAACGCGAACCACTGGAGCTGTTCATCAACCGCATCTCTCAGGAGTTCCCCTATGCTGGATACGGCACTCACTCCAGCGGCACTCGCTGGGACAGCGACACGGGCAAATGGACTGCCCGAATCACCCACTCACTTACTTGCGATTAGGAGGAAGCAATGTCAGGGAAAAAACACATTATCGTTCTTACCGAAAAACAACTGCACTGGCTAATAGGATTGCCAATGGGTTCTTACTTACACGACATACAGGAATGTCAAGGAAGCCCAACGGATATGCGAATGTTTAACGCAATAATGCAAGCCCTTCGGGACACAAAAGAAATCTAGCAGAACAGGGAGGCTTCGGCCTCCCTTTCTACATCCAGCCCCTCTCAATAGGATTATCCATACCATTACCCAGCGCCAGCCAGTCAGCATCTGTCTGGTCAGTCTGCATAAATGCAATAATGTCCGGCAGTATCTGCTTGTAATAGAACCCCTCCGCCTTGTAGGCGTTCCACATCTTCTCCGCCACTGTCTCGGCATACTGCTTCTGTCTATCACTCAGCTCACCCTTCCCCTTCGGCTTGGATACCGATTGCTGGCGATTTGAGCCGCGCTGAGTTGCCTTCTTGCCTTTTCTGGTAGTCCTGCACCATCTCATCACCGCAGAGCTGTGACAGGCGTATTTAGCCTGATTGCCATTAGCATCATCCCACAGCCGCATATCTTCCAGAATGTCATCCAGCTCATGTCCGTGGCTGTTGCAGTAAGTGACCAGCTTTTCCCTTTCCTCATCGGTTGGTTGCCACTCACAAAACAGCGTCTTTTCTTTTTTGCTTGTTTTTATATTTATATCTTTAAGAGTTCTATAAGGGTTAGTGTGTCTCTCTGACACCCCTAGAGGTGTCTCTGTGACACGTGTCTCTGTGACACCCACCAAGAATGTTAGCTGATAAAGGTCGGTCTTATTGTACCTCTTTGTCCGGCGGATAAGCCCTTTGTCCTCGAGAAGTTTCAGCTTCCTGAGAACTGTACTCCGGCTGGATTCGGTCAATGTAACAAGCCTATCAACAGAAGGCCAAGCATCGCCAGTTGACTGATTCCAATGGTCAGCCACAGCAATCAGTATCAACTTAGCTAACGGGTCACCTACTGGCACTTCCAGCGCCATTCCAACTGCCTTTGCACCCATCTTTAACCCCTTTTCAGAAAGTAGTGCCAACTGTCATTTTCCTCGTCATTGACCCAACTGAAGAAAAGCCCAACCTTGATAAGGCAGTCTCTCATCCTGTCAGCTTCATCGGCTTCCATTTCATCATGCGTCAGAATATCAAAAATGCCGTAATTAACGTAATAATCCAGACGCTTCTCTATCAGCTTGTCCAGCAGTTCGTTCTGGGCTTCGTCAGTAAATGCTAGTTCCATTTGCTTCTCCTTGGCTAAAAAAAGCATCATACCAAGCCTGCCCATCAAATTCTTGTCAATCATTTGACACCAACTCCCTTACCCTAACCAGCACTCCCTCGCTGGTATTGTTATCACCGCCCCTGACAGTGCGGCCTTGCTTATATGCCTTCCTTGCTACCTGTTGCAAGAATTGTGTCGGCACTATAATCACTCTCTCCCCATCCAGTATGAAAGCCCAGAAGTCTGCCCTTGTGGTTGCAAGCCCTGATGCCTTCCCCCTGCTGTGGAACTCCACAAATACATTGCCCGTTCTGCTGGCAATGAAATCGCGCTTCACCTCGACTGTCTTGCCCTGTAGCAAGTCTGCCAGCCAGATTTCCTCGGCCTGACCCAGCTTCAAATCAAAGGCGAAATCGCTGTTGAACTTCAATCTTTCCGCCTTCTCTGCATAGCCCGTCTGGTGTGCATAGCCATCAGCGGTGTCATCTTTGGCAGTCTCTGTTGCCTGTCCTGACCAATCGGTAGCCTATCCTCAACCTTGAGCATCTGCGCCCGTCTCATTTTCAGCCACGCCGTGAACTCATCCACCGTCATCTCTGCCGCAGTTTTCATGCCTCTTCATCCTTTTTCATACAAGCCGCCTGACCAATTATCGCCGCCTTGTTGCCATTTTCCCTGACCAGCTCTCTGACCATTCTGTTCTTAATCGCATCGCCATTCTGCATACAGGCGAAGTGCGTTTTAAATTTATCGTCATCGCGGAACAGAAAGCAGATAGAACCGCCCTCGACATTAAACTGCGTGACCATACAAATTGCTATCAAAGCCTCAAACATTGCCAATCCCTCATATTTTTTTCCTCAAATTAAACCGATTCTTTGGTTGGCTATTTGGCAATATTCTTGATGAACCTCGCTTCCAAGCCACTTCCTGTTCAAAGCCTTAGCCATTTTTGTGGTAGTTCCAGAGCCGTTAAACGGGTCATATACAACATCACCCTCATTAGACCAGCTTATAATGTGGTCAGCCGCTAACTTCTCAGGAAATATAGCTGGATGACCGAAGGCAACCTCATCTTTTGTGCTATGATTTTTACCTATAAGGTATTGCCAAACATTTGTTCTGCGCCCGAATTTTCCATAACCAGAGCGAGAAACTTTTTTCTTTGAGCCATCGACAAGGCGTTTCGTACTGTTATCTCCAGCTCTGGCATCCTTGTTCTCTCTGTCGCAAATTAGGTTTATGCACTTTGGCCTACCCTTGCTTAATACGAACATATACTCAAAAGATTGCCAGTAAGTCTTATTGTTGCCGACTGCCCCTCTTGGCGGTTTCTGGTAAATCATGGTGTCAAAAAGATTGAACCCGATTTCCTTAAAGTAAAGAGCTTGTCTAAAACTTGTGCCGCTTTCGCTCCCATTCTTTGTTTGGTCTGCAACAACCCAAACAACAACTCCACCATCTTTGACAACTCTAAAAAGCCCTTGAGCCACCCCCTCAAAATCATCAAAGCCGCAACCAGAATACTCTCGCAAATCATCATAAGGTGGGCTAGTAACAACTAAATCAACGAACCCATAAGGCATTGCCGCCATCGTGTCTTGGCATTTTTCGTTATGAATTTTGCCCAACATCTCTTTCATATCTTGCCCCCTAACAAATCCAGAAAGTCGCCCAAGTCTAAAACAGCCAGCGGCTTCTTTCTATCTGCACCGACAACCAATATGTCAGCACCCTCTAAATGCTGGTAAAGAAACTTGAACCCGTCAGCCCTCTTCTTGGCCTCGATGACCCAAGTCTCCCTGCCCTTCTTAATGTGAACATCGCCCTTAAAACCAGCGGCTGAACCTGACAGCGGAACTCTGTGCGCCTCCATATCCCGAAGCCGTGCAAGCTCTACTATTTCGCGCTCAAAACGCGAACCCTTTTCCTTTTGCCTATTCGCCATCAATGGAACTCCTACCCCGTGGCGGCATACCAGATGGACGCTCCGGCGCTTTGCCTGTCAGGTTCTCCGTAATCTCGGCATCCTGAAAGCCATCCGGCAGTAACTCGTTCCATATATCCATCTGCCTGCTATGCTCACGCTTGGCCTTTTCCCAGTTGTCGATGTACTTTTCCCGTGTCATATCCAATCTACCTCCGTGCTGTATGACTTGCCTTCCCAGACAAACCAAGCGTAGCAAGTTGTCCCTGTGCCTGTCGGCTCTTCATCGCCCCGCCACATTGTAACCCGCTTGCTAAAAACATATATCCGGCTGGGCTGGTTCTTTACGAACAGCTCATTAAACCGCTTCACACCCTCCAGAAAAGCCAGCCGTAAAAGCCAGCAATGCTTGTGAACGCCCAAGTCTATGGCCTGCTGGATGAACTGCTGTGCCAATTTATATGGCGGATTTGTCACGATGTTCGGCGCTAATGCTTCGCGCTCCATTAGAAAGTCTCTCCGCGATTCGCCATAGCCCCAGTCGTTCAAGTCAGTATCCACAGTCTCATAGCCATAATCCTGTAAAACATTGCTGATTGCACCATTGCCGCAAGCGCACTCCCAGACCTTGCCATCAAACATCTCTATGTCTAACAGCGGCCTGATAGCCGTGTCCGGCGTTGGATAGAAATCATCCTTCTGACGGCTCATACCTCAAACACCTTGCACCAGTCAGCCAAGCCGACAGCACCCTTGCTCATCTTATGTATCTCCATCATGTGCAGACCAGACGGAGGCCGCTTGCCATATATCCAGTTGTGGACAGTGGGCTGTGTTACTTCCATCTTCCGCGCCAGCTCTGCTTGACGCATCCCCTTGGAAACTAACCATTCTGCTAATTGCATATTCACCTCTATTTAATAAGTTGACACCATTGCCTATAACCGTTAGTAAAGTAAAGAGAGTGAATTGTAAAACGAAAAGTTAGTCAGGGATTATGAAACATTATCAGCTAGACCATTACAGCCCCAGTCAGCTACTCCGGCCTATGCCTGTCTGGTTGTTCCAATATTTGTATCTCACAAAGGAACAACGCAGGGATATAAAGGTCGGTTACAACGCCGCATTTGGCACGGCGGTGCATGGCGCAATTCAGGCCATGCTGACAATCGGGGCAGACTTTGATGAGGCCATTGATAGCGCCTATCTGTCCTTCGACTTCCATGATGCGCCAGAGAGTGAGCCACAAGAAAAGCGCGACAAATACCGCGAGTTAATACCCGATGCAGTGGAGCAGGGCATTGACCTATTAGCGGATAAGTTCGGGGGCGCAGAGGAGGAGCGTAAAATTGAGGTATCTTTAGACGGTGTGGAACTGCCAGTCATAGGGTACATAGATTTATGCACCTCCGATGCTTTCTGCGAAGTGAAAACAAAAGCACCCCGTATGGGCGCTATAAAGAAGGACGGCACAAGAGGCTGGACTAAGGCGGCACTGCCAGCAAAGCCACAGTTCGAGCATCTGTGCCAAGTCGCCATATATCAGAAGGCCACGGGGCTTGAGCCACATTTGGCCTACATTGCGGCTACAGGGGGTATTATATTTACACCCCAGAACTGCGAAGAACTACAGCCGGAATATCTGGCGTTTTGTTTAGAGGAGATGCGCGGCAGGGCTATCCGCCGCCAGAACCTGATGAAAGTATCGGATGACCCGAAGGTATTGGCTGGGCTGTTAGACCCAGACTTCCAGCATCCGTTCTACTGGGATGAAGAA